TTGCCTTATTTATAAGGCATTTAAACTCCTGAATATTTGTTGCAGATATATAAAGTGTTCCGTCATTTGCATAGTTGCCAATCATTTTTCCTCCCATCTCCTCACCTCCTCGTAAAATAAATAGGTTATCACGCTGTTTTCTGCTGTTCGGCAAGAACTTTTTCAAGTTCTACTATTCTTTTCGTTAGACTTCCAAGGTTTCTATACACTTCAAGCATATCTGCTGTGTAATCGGGAACTTTGTTCTCAACAGATTTCATTCGCTTGTTGAGATTATCAAGTGCACCGTACACATTAAAAATTTCATCTGTATGAGTGTTAGCCATATAAATCGCCTCCTTACGCTGTTTTCTGCTGTTCGGCAAAGTCCTGCTTATTGTACAGCTGATTTGCTATACTGTAATTGTAAGATAAATAACAGAAATCAAGTGATACGCTTTAAGCGTAAATCTTTTCCAAAAAAAATAAAGTCAACAGGAAATCTATACAGTTCACCTATTCTATGCACCATATCCCAACTTGGCGAATATGTTCCTTTTTCGTAGTTAGAAAGAGTTTCCTTGCTAATATTAAGCATATCAGCTGCTTCTTTTTGAGATAAACCAGCGTTTACCCTTGCAGCTTTTAACGTGATTTTAGGATATTCCATTTGCCTCACCTCCTTGGTACACATATATAATATCACGCTAAAAGCGTAATGTCAAGCAAAAAGCGAAATATTTTTAAAAATATCTTGAATTTTTTACGCTTTTAGTGTATAATGCAAATATAAAATAAAAGTAGGTGATCTAATGAGCGATAATAGTGAGCTTAACAAAAAAATTTTTGCAAAGAATTTAAACTATTATATGACTACTAACAATAAAACCCAATCGGATCTTGTAACGGACCTGAATTTAACAGCTTCGACTGTTTCTGATTGGGCAAATGGAAAGAAATACCCTCGTGTTGACAAAATGCAACTTTTGGCTGACTATTTTGGTATTCTTAAATCTGATTTGACAGAGGAACACGAAACATCAAAAATGACTGATGACATTGAACTCCAAGAATACCTCGAGGAGCTCAAGAACAGAAGTGAACTAAGAATGTTATTTAGTCTTACTAAGGGTGCTACAAAAGAAGATGTGGAAAAAGCAGTCAGAATTATTGAAGCATTAAAAAAGGATGAATAGCTTTGGGAGAAATTTTTATTAGAGGTTTAGAATTGCCGCCGACCGTACGAGGCGTAACGGTCTTAGATGAGGACGGCAATTACAATGTATATATTAATATTCTGCTTAGCTATGATACTCAACAGAAAGCCGCTAAGCACGAATTAAAGCACATTACATCCGAGCATTTTTATGATTATGAGCCTGTTGTACATAACGAGCTTGAGGCTAATGCTATTTGATAAGGAGAATTGATATGGGATTTCTTGATACCTTTAAGGGTAATCAATATAAGTCAGAAGTAGAACGCTTACAAGCTGAACTTAATCAGCTTAGAAGCACATTTACTCCTGAAATGTATAATGCCCAAAATTTACTTATGCTCACACAGAAATTGCAAAATGATATTAATAACTTAAATGCAGTTATTGGGCAAAAAAATAACGAGATCAATAATTTAAACAACAAAATTATCGGTTTAAATAACACTATAAATAACAAACAATCTCAAATAATCTGTATGGATGAACAAATTGAGTTACAAAGTTTCGGACTTTATACTCCTAAGTATGACTTTGCTTCTTCTGAATTGTATAAAAACAGATTATCTCAAATCCGAGATACACAAAAAGCTCTTATAAAAAACGGTCAGGCTGTTACCGGTAACACTAATTGGACTGTAAATGGAAGTAAAAGTCAGGGCAAAAAAATGGTTAAAGATATGCAAAAACTTTTGCTTAGAGCATTCAATAGTGAATGTGATGAACTTATTGATAAAGTTAAGTACAATACTTTTGATACGGCATTAAAAAGGATGCGTAGTTCCTGTGAAGCAATTTCAAAACTTGGCAACATTATGGGAATTGCAATAACTACTCAATATTTTAATGCCAAGCACGAAGAACTTTGCTTATCACTTGAATACAAAAAGAAAAAGCAAGATGAAAAGGAAGAACAAAAAGAAATAAGAGCTCGTATGCGTGAAGAGGCTAAACTACAAAAAGAAATTGAAGAAACTCGTAAAAAGATAGCAAAAGAGCAATCGCATTATCAGAATGCTTTATCACATATTGAGCAACAAATTGAAACTGCAAATGAAGCAGATAGAGTTGAATTACTCAAGAAAAAAGAACAAATTGTTAATGAACTCTCCGAAATAGATAAATCTATGAAAGATATTGATTATAGAGCAGCAAATGCGAGAGCTGGCTATGTTTATATTATTTCAAATGTTGGTTCATTTGGTGAAAATGTATATAAAATCGGAATGACACGCAGACTTGAACCAATGGATCGAGTTGATGAGCTTGGGGACGCTTCTGTTCCGTTTAACTTTGATGTTCACGCAATGATTTTTTCCGACGATGCTCCTTCACTTGAAGCAGCTTTACATAAAGCCTTTGAGGATAGAAAAGTCAATATGATTAACACAAGACGAGAGTTCTTTAATGTTACTCTTGATGAAATAGAAGAAGTTGTAAAAAAGAATTACGATAAAACGGTAGAATTTACTCGACTTGCTCCGGCTGAACAGTATCGTGAATCTCTTAAAATTAAAGAGCAACTAAAGCCGTAGGGTTTTACAGTAACATTTATTAAAATAAAAAATCCGCCCTACCCTGCGCCAACAGGATAGAGCGGAAACCATTACACAGGGTGCAACGGTGCAGTTAAACGCAATATAATTGTATCATACTCCTTTGTGTTTTGCAAGTTTTGCAGATAAATAACACAAGGGATTTTTGCACCCTTTTTACATTAAAAAGGAGTGTTTATAATGAAAAAACGCAAAGACGGCAGGTATCAAAAAAATATCTATATCGGACGAGATGAAAACGGCAAAGCTATGTATAAGTCTGTATTTGGCAAAACGCAAGCTGAGGTTACACGCAAAGCAAATGAAATCAAGCTAAAAATCAGCAAAGGTATGGATATTCTTAGCGAGAATATGCCGTTCAGTGAACTCTGCGAAAATTGGCTGATATACAAAAAGGCTCTGCTTTCTTCTGACAAGCAGTATAAGAGTTATAAAACAAACCTTAAACCGTTTTCTGTATTAGGCGATGTTGCAATCAGCAAACTTGTAAAAGCAGATTTTCAATGTATCATAAATGACTATTTCGCACGAAATCCACATACAGGCAAACCGACTTCAAAGAAAACTCTGCGTGATTACAGAATGACCGCAAGGCAGGTGTTTGACTTTGCTGTTGAAAACCGCATACTTGACTACAATCCATTAACATATGTCAGAATACCGAAAAATGCACCTGTAAGCGAGCGCAGGGCATTGACCGAGCAAGAACAGCGGTGGGTTATGGAAATGCCACACAGAGCACAACTTCCTGCTATGATCATGATGCTGTCTGGTTTAAGATTAAGTGAATGCCTTGCGTTGCAATGGTATGACATTGACCTTGAAAATGCTCAAATTAGTGTTCATCAAAAACTTGTAATGACAGGAACTCCGCACATTGTGCAAGGCGCAAAGTCAAAGGCTGGCATACGAACAGTCAATATTCCCCACACCCTTGTGGATTTTCTGAAAAATCAAAAGAACCATAAACAATCCGACTTTGTTGTACTTACAACAAAAGGGGAGTTCTTCTCAACAACAGCGTGGCGAGAACTGTGGGACAGCTATATGGCAGACCTCAATCTTAAATACGGAGATTTTTCCGAATATGAGCGAAAGCCAAAAAGTAAGTTCGACCCAAAAGGCGTTCCGTTTGTTATTGAAAGATTCACCGCACATTATCTAAGACATACTTTTGCTACAAACTTGTTCTTTTGCGGTCAAGATTTACTTTATGTCCAAAACCAACTCGGACACGCAAAGCCCGAAACGACTTTGAATATTTATACACATTTAGTGCAAACAAATCAGATTAAGAAAATCAATAAAATTATAGACCTAAACGATTACATCTCTGCGATTGCGGAACCGCAAAAAATGATGTTAGTCTGATGTTAGTCAATGTATAATAAAAATACGCTTGTTTACTGCACTTTTTCAAATTCTTGTAATGTTTCGTAATCAGTAGGTCGACGGTTCAAATCCGTTCACCAGCTCCAAGCAAAAACCGCATAACTAAGCCGTTTTTTAAGGCTTGTGTGCGGTTTTTCTTTTTGCCTGTTTCCCGTAAAACATTGCTTTTAACTGTATTATAATATGCAAATACAGTAAAAAGCCCTCACCTTCTTCTATTAACTAAGCAAGTCACTGATTTTATATGCTTATATTCTTTATGTTTTTAATACAAGGCTGATTTTAAATCAAATGCAAAATAACCGTTTACATCTAAATAATACTAAATTATGCCGTAAAATTAAGGTGTAGTAACACATACCCATAACAATTTTCGATAAAACGGTTATTTATCACAAGTTTTGGTAAATTATGGTTTAGGAAACTGTTTTATCAAGCAATTGTAAAAGTTTGGTCGACCTTTTCAAAGGTTGTAAGTGTGGGCAAGCCCACAAATACTTTCCGTTTATGCAATCTGACGATAGGTGCTGTAAAAAGCAGCATATCAAAAAGCCGAGATTCACGAAATAGTGAGTCTCGGTGATTTTTTTGCTTGCATTCTTGAAATTGTATAAAAATATGATATGAAAATATGAAGAATGTTAAAAATGTTTAAAATTTGGGCATAACTCGAAAAGGTGCAAAACCAAGCACCTTTAATGTAGAAAACTTTTTAGTTTTATGTACCTTGTTGATATGGTTTTTCATTGATATTAAATTATATCACAAAAATGACTGCATTCCTACCTTTCGGTTAGAATGCAGTCGTTTTTTTATTTAGGCTGTTTTTTCAGCTCCTTTAAATGCCGTTTAAAATCGTTTAATTTGCGTTTTAATTGATTAGTAGTGTAACTCTTTACATTTTATATAACAAAGCTAACACAACAAAAATATAGTTGTGTTATATTTGAGATAATAGTTCATCATATACAGCATATATCTGTTTGCCTTTTGAATTTATTGCACCTTCTTTATCCATTCCGTATTCGACAACATTAAAGTAAATAATATCCTGAAAACTACTAATATCATCTACAAAGAAAATGGCATTATTATTTTCAAAAGAATGTTTCAAAATAAAATTATTAACATTATCAAGTGTAATTAAAAAATCAAATTGTTTTTTAGTAAGTATAAATTTCATTTTTTTACCTTCTTTGGATTGGTTTGAATAAGATTACCGTTGGCATTAATAGATACTTGGCATTTAGAGTTAGTAAATACAAAACTATCGTTTTTACTACTGTATATAGGTTCTTTATCAGATAGTATAGCATCTTTTATATTCTCAAGCGACACGCCACTTCTTGCTCTGTTATTATGCATAGGATCGTTTTTTGTACCAAAAACACGCTCAATGAAATGCTTGCTTTGTGATTTGATTTTTATTACTTGTTTGATAACATCTTCAACAGCTGATGTATCAAAATAGTTTTTATCAGAATCATAGTTTGTTGGTGTTGCTATTACAACAAAATCCGCATCCTTGTATGCATTTTCATAATCTAAGGTAGCATATAGATTTAAGTTTTCTTTCTTAAAATATTTTTTAATATATTCATCTTTTATCGGAGATAATATGTCATTGATCAGTTTAACTTTTTTTGGAATAATATCAACAGCAATAACTTCATTGTGTTGAGCAAGCAAAGTGGCAATAGATAAGCCAACATATCATGTTCCGGCTACAGCTGTTTTCATTTTAATTACGCCTTTCGCTTTTTTAATTTATTCAGTAGGTTATTAATTGGCACACGAATAACATCCTTCTCATAATCATTCATGGAGAAGAACCAACTACCAACTGA